CGCGTCCGTTCTCGATGCGGGCGCTGCCGGGCACGACCGAACCGATGATGCTGTCGAGCGCGGAGGCATCGTGCACCTTCAGGAGGGGCGCGCCCGCGTTCAGGCGATCGAGACGGACGGCGCGCGGATCCATCGCCAGTTCCTCGTCGAACGGATCGCCGAAGAAGGGATTGCGACGCACACGGGCGCCAGTGGACCAGACCACCTCGATGGTGCGCTCGGCCGCATCGATCGACGCAGGCAACAGGTCCGCCGCCCGCGTCAGCGGTGGCAGGTCGATGTTTCGGGTCATAGGGCAAAAGCTCAGTTGTCAGGATTGTAGGGTTGGCCGGTGGCGTCAGCCTGCATCACGCCGGTCTTCGTCACGCGCCGCGGATCGCTGTCGAGAATGAGCCCGAGGGCGTCGATTTTGGCGTTCATCGCGGCGATCTCGGCGAGCACGGCATCGGGGTTGTGACCCTGGCGGGCGATGGCCTGTGCCAGCGACATGGTGCCCGAGCGCAACGCCAGAAGATCGGCCATCGCGTCCTTCAGCGGGTCCACGGCTTCGAAACGCGGCGGCGACCATTCGACCGCGATGTCCGGCCGCGGCAGTTTCCCGGCAGCCCATGCGGCCTGGCAGAACCAGACCCACATGGGCTGGCAGAGAACCGGGATCACGATCTGCCATTGGACGGCGTCGATCAGGCGGCGGAATTCCACGAGCCCCGCCCGAATCGATGAATAATTGACCTGACTGAGATCGCCGGTCAGCAGCTCGTAGGGCATGCGGAACCCGGCTGCCACGATGTGAAGCTGCGCGCGGAGCCATTCGCCGACACCCGCCGTCGTGGCCGGTTGATTGAAGCGGATGTCCTTTCCGCCGCGCGCATAGGCGATCAATCCGGGCTCGAACTGTTCGACGCGGTTGCCGTCGGCGTCGACTACCGACGGGGCGATGCCCTGATCGGCTTCATCGGCGCCAAGCACGATGCCGACGACACAGGCTTCCGTCTTCTTGCGGACCAGCTCTGCCTGCGTCCAGTCATCGAGATCGCGCAACGCCCGCATCACCGGCGTGCCCCACGGCACGCCGCGAACCTGCGTGCGCTGCTTCTCGTAGAGATGCAGCACCTCGCTCGCCGGGATGGCGAGGCTCTCCAGACGTCGGCGCATGGTGACGACCGCATCGCCAGGATGCTGGGCATGGAGCCAATAGGCGCGGCGTCGGCCCAAGGGATCGAATTCGATGCCCTGAAGCAGCCGGCCGCCATCGGCGAGATCGCCGCTGCGGGTGTTGTCCAGGAGATCGGCTTCAATGATCTGGATCTGGAGCGGAACGGCCGGACCATCGCTCAGACGTCGCGGGCGGCGGCGGATCAGCACCTCGCCAGCCTCGATCATTTCCCGCACGGCGAGGGTCTGCAGCCCGAAGATGTCGAGCTGTCCATCGGCGTCGCAGGCGGCGGACCAATCGGTCCAGAGCCGGTCAACCGTCTCGTCGAGCCTTGCGTCACCCGTCGCAGCGCGCGGAATGATACCGCTGCCGATGATGTTGTTGACCAGCACCGAGACAGCCTTCGCCGCGTGCGGATTGTTGCGGGTGAGATCGCGCATGCGGTCCCGCAGCAATCCGCTGGCGGCGGCGATCTCGGCATCAGCCGATGTTCCTGCCGCCTTCCAGCCGTCCGTGCGCCTTCCCTTGGCCGCGCCGTCATAGCCACGGGCATTGCCATGGGCCTTGGCGCTCAGTGCCTCGAAGCTGCGCCGCGCGAGCGCCCGCCTCACACCTGCCTCGGGCGCGGCCCACGCCACCATCCGGTCGAGGAAGGTGATCTGGCTCACCGGTCGCCCCGTCCGAACCCGGCATAGCCCGCGATGGGGCGCGACACGCCGGAGGATGCCGTGATCTCGGCCTCGATGGTGCGGATCCGCTTCAGCAGGTCATCCGCCGAGCCATATTCAACGGTCTTGCCGTCATAGCTGACCCGGAGCGTGCCGCTGGCATAGGCCCGCTTCAACGCATCGAGTTCGTCGGTCGTCCAGGCCATGACAGATCCTCAGAACCACTTCCCGCGCGGGCCGAGCCAGTCGCTCTGCCGCTTCGTGGATGGTGGGGTTGGGCGGGCGAGACGCCCGGCTTCGATGTTCGATTGCGTATCGTCAGTCTCCGCAGGCTGCGGGCCGACCTGATCTTCGAGATCGCGCCACTTCTCCTCCGACCAGCGATCGGCTCCTGCGATCCAGACGGCGGCGCGGGCATAGACCCGGCAGTCCAGCGCCTCGTTGCGTTCACGAACCTTCTGCCATTCGAGCTTCTGGAAGCCGCGCTTGGTGGTGACGGTCACGAGATGCTCGGCGACGAGCTGCTTCACCCATTCGGCGTCGACACCCTGGGGCAAGTGCACAAGCCCGGCCGGACCCTGCGCTCCATCCGCCGCATCCTCGTCGGTCGGCTTTGACAACCGTAGAAACCGATAGGTCTCGGCCTTGAAGGTCGCGACGGCAATCGTCCAGAGCCGCGCGCCGCGGCGGATCTTCCGGCCGCCTTCCGTCGCATCGACGAAGGACGGGCCTGTCACCGGCGCCGTGCGCTTGAAGCTTTCGACGCCCTTGATGGGAATGACCTGCGCAAATCCCTGCTGGCGCGCCCATGCATAGACGGCGGGTGCTTCGAAGCCTGTGTCGATCGCGAGTTTCGACAGGCTCAGCCGAACGCCATGGGCGTGCGGCCAGGTCTGGCCGAGGAGATCCGTCAGAGCCGCCCAAGACTCGGCGCTGTCCGGGCCGCCGTGAATGACGATATGGTCGACGAGCCAGCTCGCGAGCCCGCGACCCCAGGCCCAGATCGAGACTTCGATACGATCCTTCTGGATGTCGGCGCCTGCCGTGAGAAACAGACCGCCGCTCGGCACCGTGCCGATGCGCCATGGCTCGCGACGCTCGTAGAGCCGCTGCCAATCCGGTGCTTCGCCGGTCTCGATCCAGGTTTCGCCGAGGACGCCGTTCTTGAAGCTGCGTTTGGCTTCGTCGCTCGTCTGCGCGGCTTCCCACATCCGGGCGATGTCCGCCCATGAGAGCCAGCCCACCGGCGAATAGAGCCCGGAGAGGTGGTGTCCGACGGTTCCCGAATGCGCATCGTCGCGCGTCGGACGCCACTCGCCGGACATCATCAAGGCCGTCTTGTGATGCTCCTCGATCCGACCCTCACAGGCTTCGCAAGAGTAGTGCGCCGTATGCGGTTGACCCTTCTCCCAGCGCAGACGCTCGAAGCGGAGCCACTGGCGGTGATCGCAATGCGGGCACGCCACGAAGTAGCGCCGCTGGTCGCTCGCCTCGAACTCGCGCTCGATCCGCGACACGCCATGGATCGTAGGCGTCGACGTCAGGAAAACCTTCGAGCGCCAGGAAAACGTGCGCGTCCGGGCCTCTGCGAGCGCGACAGGATCGCCTTCCTCGTCGGCGGACGGCGGATAGGCATCGACCTCGTCGAGAAACAGGTAGCGCGCCGGCATGGATCGCAGGCCGACCGCGCTATTGGCGCCGGTGATGACCAGAAGCCCCGCCGGGAATTCCTTCGACAGAACCGTGTTGCCGGCGTCGCGCGAGCGTTGCGGCTTGACGCGCTCGCGCAGCACCGGGCTTTCAGCGATCAGCGGATCGATGCGCTGGCGCGAGAAGCGCTTGGCGAGTTCCACCGTCGGCTGGACCGCAAGCATGGGTCCTGGCGCATGGTGGATGACATAGCCGATCCAGTTGTTGCCGGCCTCGGTCGCGCCGACCTGCGCCGCCTTCATGAAGACGATGCGGCGCGCGGCGTTGCCGGGCGATAGCGCATCCATGATGGCGCGCATGTAGGGCGTGCGGTCCGTGCGATAGCGCCCGGGTTCGGCCGAAGCGCGCGGGCTCAGGAACCGGTGCCGATCCGCCCATTCCGAGACGGTGAGCGCGGGATCGGGCGTGAGCCCATCGCGCCATGCTTGGACGAGCGCATCCACGCCTTCGAAAGCGAACAGCTCATCGGAAGTCTGTGGCGACCTCGGCGAGATCGGCGAGGTGCGCTCGGACATGGGTCTCCAGAACCTTCTGCATCGCGTGCGCTTCGAGGCCGAGCTCCGCTGCCATCAGCGCCGCGATCCGCGCGGGCCAGTTCGCCCAAGCATCGCGCTCCTCACGCGCCAGTCGAAAGACGAGAGCGGTTGCCCGCGCACGATCGATGACTTCGCCCTTCATGCGCTGCAGACGCAGACGCCGTTCCTGAGCCTTCAGCACCTCGTTGGCGGTCTTGGCCTGGAGGAACGTGGTTCCGCCGCCAGCCGGAGACGGCGCGATCCCGCTTTCGCGAAGCGTGTCGCCGACGGCGGACAAGGCCGCATCGGGAACGGGCTTCAGCTTGGCTTCGCCGCCATCGCGCCGCTGCTTCGAGGGGTCGGTCATCGACGCGCGGCGCGCATCGCTTGCCCGCGCATCGATCGAACCGTCAGCATGCAGGACCAGCCTTCCCGACGTCTTCGCCTTCTGGATCGCGCCCCGCGACAGGCCGACATGGGACGCGTACTGGCGCTCGCTCATGCCCTGCATGTCCGCTCCGAAACCATAATGTTTTGATGCACTTATTGCCTCGATAAGCGCGCCCGACAGAGCCTGTATGGGGTCACCAACCAAGGAGATTTCCGATGACCCGCGCACCCCGAAACGCCAAGGCCCTCGACGCCTTCATCGCCCGCAAGGTCGAGATCGACGCCATGCTGGCGCGGCTTGCCGCCCTGAGCGACGAGCATTTCGATGTTCATCCCGATGAGGTGCATTGGGGCCACGTCGGAACGCTCGCCCACTACGCCGAACTCCTGAAGCGCATCACCGACAGCGCCTTCCGCGAGGGCGAACACGCCGAATGATCCGGTTGGCCTACTCGGCAGCCCCGCGATTGCGGGGCTCGGCCTCGTAGAAGCGCAGCGATGGTCGCGGCGCTCTCGAACCGGAGGTTCCGATGACACATCTTTCCGACACCCAAGCCATCATCCTGAGTGCTGCTGCGCAGCGACCCGAGCGCATCGCCCTGCCGCTGCCCGACAGCCTGCGGGGCGGGGCAGCCGCCAAGGTCGTCGGCACGATGATCGCGAAGGGCTTGCTGCAGGAGGTCGAAGTCAACTTGCGACAGGGCGAACCGGTCTGGCGCGAAACCGGCGACGGTCACGGCACGACGCTGGTTGCCACTGATGCAGGTCTTGCTGCCATCGGCATTGAGCCCGATGAAGCCGACACTGCGCGCCCGAGCGCGACAGAAGCGCCGCTGGAGGATCGCGCGACGAACGCTCCTTCTGGAGCTGCGCAATCGATACGCACGCCACGCGCCGGGACCAAGCAGGCCGCGCTGATCGCCATGATACGTGCGCCGGATGGCGCGACCATCGAGGAGATCACCACCGCCACCGGCTGGCAGGCCCACACGGTGCGCGGGGCGATCGCCGGTGCGCTGAAGAAGAAGCTCGGCCTCGACGTGACCTCGGAGAAGGTCGAGGGACGCGGGCGGGTTTACCGGATCGCCTGACGGCTAAAACCCTCGACGCGCATCGATAAGGGCGCTATATTCGCACCGAATTCGATGCGCGTCAGGAGACCTGCCATGAACATCACCGAGGACATCAGCCCGCTGACCGAGTTCAAGCGGGAGTCGGCGCGCATGATCGCGCGCATCAAGGAAACCGGGCGGCCACAGATCCTGACCGTGAACGGCAAGCCCTCGG